TTAATTAACTGACTGAATAAGGAAAACTTATTATGGCAAATAAAGATGCACCTTTCGGGTTTCGTTCAGTAGGCAAAAAAGGCGGTTCGCACAATAATGAAGGCGTAACCGAATATTCGATTGCTTCTGGCGCAACTGGAAATATCTTTTCGGGCGACCCAGTCAAGATGTTGAACACAGGTACTATTTTAGTAGCTGGTGCTGCAACAACTTTATTGGGAATATTCAGGGGTTGTAAGTTTACGGATAGCACAGGAGATGTAATTTTCTCTTCACACTATCCTACACAAACTACCTCTTCGGATATTGTTGCATTTGTTGAAGATGATCCTAATACACTTTTCGAAGTGCAATGCACAGGATCTTTAGCTCAGACAGCTGTAGGTAACAACGTAGAGTTGGCTTACACTTCTGGGTCTACTAAAACTGGTATGTCTGCGGCAGAAATTTCTTCTACCACAGCAGCTACTACAGCACAGTTTAGAATCGTTGGATTCTCTACTGATCCTGATAATAGCGATACAAGTTCTGCAAACATAAATGCAATCGTATATATTAATGAGCATTTCTATACCACAGTAACGGGAGTTTAATAATGGCAATAAATAGAGCGCAATTAGCGAAAGAACTAGAGCCTGGATTGAACGCCCTTTTTGGGTTGGAATACTCCAGGTATGAGGCTGAACATACTGAAATTTTTGAAACAGAAGCTTCGGACAGAGCGTTTGAAGAAGAAGTCTTGATTTCAGGTTTCGGTAATGCAGAGGTAAAAGCAGAAGGAACTGGCGTTAGGTTTGATAACGCTACCGAAGGCTATACTTCTCGTTACACGCACGAAACAATTGCTTTGGCTTTTGCATTAACAGAAGAAGCTGTTGAAGATAATCTATACGACAGACTTGGTGCTAGATACACCAAAGCTTTAGCTAGATCAATGGCTAATACTAAACAAATTAAGGCTGCTGCTGTATTGAACAATGCGTTCTCTGTAGCGGGCGGAGATGGTAAAGTCTTGATTGCAACGGATCACCCTCTTAGCGGTGGTGGATCGTTAGCAAACAGAGCTACTACTATGGCCGACCTTAATGAAACTTCATTAGAAGATTACTTGATTTCAATATCAACATTTACTGATGATAGAGGTTTGGTTATAGCCTTGAGAGGAATGAAATTAATCGTTCCACCTCAACTTCAATTTGTTGCAGATAGACTTCTACAAACCCCAGGGAGAGTAGGAACTTCTGATAATGACATCAATGCAATTAGAAATATGGGTATGCTTCCAGATGGTTATGTAGTAAACCACTACTTAACTGATACGGACGCTTTCTTCATCAAAACTGATTGTCCTGATGGATTCAAGCATTTTGAAAGATCTCCACTTTCTACAGCGTTAGAAGGTGATTTTGATACAGGAAACATGCGATACAAAGCTAGAGAAAGATATTCTTTTGGATATTCTAACTTTAGAGCTGTTTTCGGTTCTCAAGGAGCTTAACGGTATATAGTAGTCACCGTCACCCGACTACTAGGAAAGGGGGATGCTTAGGCATCCCCTTTTTTTTACTTTATTTATCAAAAAAATGAATATATGATAGAAAAGTGTTTAATTAGCTTAATGAGGGCTGCATGCAGTTTCCATTAATACAAATATAAGGAGTTCATAATGGCTAATCCACATTTTCAAAACTTAATACTATGGGCGGGTAATTCTGAAGCTACAAAGCATAAGAAAAACCAACCTATGTTCGTTCCATATCCATCAGATCAAACGTACTACATGTACCAAAATGATTTTTTCACTTATAACTCTGGTGATTGGACAATAACTACTACTGAAGCAGGTACAGGAAGCGCTTCAGAAGCAGTAACATCATCTGCGGGTGGAGCATTATTGCTTACGAACGCAGCTGGCGACAATGACTTAGACTTTTTACAGCTCAAAGGTGAGGGTTTCAAGCTTAGTACAAGCAAAGACGCTTACTTCTCAGCTAGATTCAAAGTAAACGATGTAGATCAATCTGATTTTGTCATGGGTCTAGGCATCACAGACACAACACCTTTAGATACAACAGATGGTGTTTTCTTCATATCTGCTGATGGCGATGCTGGTCTTGATTTCTTAGTAGAAAAAGACAACAGTGCCACTACAACAGAAGACGTTGCGACTATGTCTGATGATACATTCATTACAACAACTTTCTTTTTAGATAAAAATGCTTCGCAAGTTTTTTATTCTATAGATAATGCTGAACCTGTTGGAGTTGCTATAACTAATTTACCTGATGATGAAGAACTTACAGTTTCTTTTGGTATTCAAAACGGTGAAGCTTCTGCTCAAACTATGACAATTGATTACGTAGTAGCGGCAGTAGAAAGATAAGGGAGGCTTATAATGGCTGATACAGTAACATCCCAAACTATTCAGGATGGTGAAAGAGTTGCTATTTTAAAGTTCACTAATGAATCAGACGGCACTGGAGAATCTTCTGTAAAAAAAGTAGATGTCTCCGCGCTACAAGCTAACAGTACAGGTGCAGCATGCACAAGTGTATCAATAGCTAGGATTTATTGGGCAACTAGAGGTATGGGCGTTGATCTTGAATTCGATGCAACTACAAATGTTCTAGCAATACCTTTACCAGCTGACAGTACAGGAGATGAATATTACGACGATAGATTTAGCGGCATACCAAATAATGCTGGATCTGGCGTTACAGGTGATATTGATTTTACAACTGTTGGTCATTCTAGCGGCGATGCTTATTCAATAATTCTGGTATTGAATAAAAATTACTAATGGCTGAATACAGAGGTAAAACAGTAACTCTGAATAAACCAAGGAGAATCTCAAAAGGTTCTCCTGGGTTTGGCAAAAAAACAAGAGAAGTTTTTGTCAGAGAACCATCCTCTGGTAAGGTAAAACGTGTAACTTTTGGTGATCCTAAATTGGGAGCGCACCCCAATAATCCTAAGAAAAGGAAGGCTTATTGCGCTCGAAGTAAAAATTTAGGTGACGACAGAACAAAAGCCAATTATTGGTCAAGAAGACAATGGAGATGCTAAATGGCTAAAGCAAAAAGCGGTGGAAAAATATGTCCAGCAGGAAAAGCTTGGGCAAAACGTACTTTTGATACATATCCGTCTGCTTATGCAAATATGGCGGCATCTAAATATTGTAAGGATCCGAACTATGCAAAAGGCTCTAAGAAAAAAAAGAGAGTCAAGAAAGCAGGTGGCGGACTGGTATTTAACGTGAGAGGACAGGGAAGAGTCATGTCCAACAGATTAAGATAATGGGTCAGTTAAAACAGTGGCGAGAGCAGAATTGGGTCAGAATAGGTTCTGACGGTTCAATCAAAGGGCCTTGTGGCACCAGTAAAAATAAGAAGAACCCAGATAGGTGTTTACCAAAGGCGAAAGCTCAAAGTTTGTCGAAAGCAGAGAGGGCGAAAACTGCACGTAAGAAAAAAAGTGCAGGTGCAAAAGGTAAAACAGTGGTAGCTAATACCAAAGCAGCAAGAGTTTCTGTAAACAGAGGAGGAGAAATGCTAAAAAATAGATCAAAAGCCGATCTCAACAAAGACGGCAAAATATCTTCATACGAAATGAAAAGAGGTATGGCAATAGAAAAATCTATGTCTCAACAAAATCGTGTGAAGAAGAAAAACGGTGGATTCATAGCAAAAGGCTGTGGTAAAGTTATGAATAATCGTCGTAAGGTGACGACTATATCTTAGGAGATAATGATGGCAACAAAAGCAGACAAAGAAATGGAAGCTAAGTTAAAAGCTAGACAACAAGCTAAAGTTAGGCCAGATGAGCCTGTCGAAGAGACAAGAATTTATTTGAACATGCCAAAGAAAAAGGCTGCCAAAACAGCTGCAAAGAAACCAGCTGCAAAGAAAAAAGCAACTAAAAAAAAGTAGAGGTTTAAATGTATAAAAGAACAAAAGGTTATGCAGCTGGAGGTAAAGTAAAGTCTAAAGGCATGCGTAAGGGTGGACCGATGAAATCAAAGGGAATGCGCAAAGGCGGACCTATGAAAAGTAAAGGCATGAAAAAGGGCGGACCTATGAAGTCCAAAGGTATGGCAAAAGGCGGTCCTATGAAGTCTAAGGGTATGAAAAAAGGTGGGCCAATGAAATCCAAAGGGATGAAAAAAGGCGGACCTATGAAATCAAAAGGATATGCAAAGGGTGGCAAAGCGATGAAATCAAAAGGCTATAAGAGAGGCGGTAGAGTTGGATCACGTAGATAGTGGCCTACTTACAAAGCAATATACCTCATTTTAAATGCTGGGTTAGAAAAGAGTACACTCATAACCATGAAAAATATCATGGTGAATTCTTACACGCTATGGCAATAGCAGTAACAACCATGCCGACAAGATGTTTGAGTTTTCAAGTAATTTTTACTGGTATTCCAGCTGAAGGAGAAGAAGAAGAAAACGTACATGGTGGAGCTATGTGGGCAAGAATGCCAATTACTGCACTTGTAGGCGATACACCTTTTGAAGATTGGCCAGAGCCAATGGCTGTTCACGATGCACAGCCTTGGGATTGTTCATCACATCACCATGCAGTTTACGTCTTAGACAGAGCCACACCTTGTCCTTGGCTTGCCAAGATAGATGGTAATTTATATCCAGCTAAATATTTGTTTACTGTTGATTATGCAGAAAATGAAATAGCTGATGATCCTGCACAGCACAAACAGAGTCATGTATTAGAATTATTAGATGCTGGTGAATGGACAGGTAATATAGTGGCGTTACCAAACAACCGCGTAAGAGTTACACACCCCGCTTGGTTTGAAACAGGACAAGGCGCTCCTGATTTTAAACCATCTGCACATATACATTATTCAAAGTCTGATTTAGACTATACGTTGGATGTAAACCGAATTTTTGATAATCTATACGCGGAGGATGAATAATGGCTGATTTATCAATAGCACAAAAAAGGAAACTTATTAAAGAGTTGAAAGGCGCTTCTAGATTGCATGCTAAACAGGCTGCACAAATAGAAAAATCTTTGAAGAATACTAAGAAGAAAAAATAATGGCACTTTCAGGCAGCACAGATTTTGAGCCTAATGTAACTGAGTTCGTAGAAGAAGCATTTGAAAGATGTGGTTTGGAACTTAGGACTGGTTACGATTTAAGAACAGCAAAAAGATCTATAAATCTGATGTTGGCTGAATGGGCTAATAGAGGTTTGAATCAATGGACAATTGAACAAACAACACAAGCCTTAACACAAGGTACTGAGTCTTACACACTAAACGCAAACGTAATAGATATACTTGATATGTCTTTGCGTAGAACCGTAAATTCCGAAGTTACCGATACAAGCATGACCAGGATAAGCAGGTCTGAATATTTAAACATACCAAATAAATCTACAGAAAGCAGACCTTCTCAGTTCTTTTTTGACAAGTTGACAACACCTGTAATAAAAGTTTGGCCGTCCCCAGAAAATTCTACAGATGTCTTATTATTCAACAAAATAGTAAGAATGGACGATGCTGATACAGCTATAAATACTATGGATATGCCTTTTCGTTTCTATCCATGTTTTGCGGCAGGATTGGCTTACTACATATCAATAAAAAGAGCGCCAGATCGTATGCAAATGCTTAAAGCAGCTTACGAAGAAGAATTTAGGCGTGCCGCTGATCAAGATGAGGATAGAGCATCATTTCGTATCAAGCCATCTATGAGGAGTAGTTATTAATGGCCTATGCTGTTGGCAAATTTGCAAAAGCACTTTGCGACAGATGTGGTTTTGAATACAAACTACACGAACTTAGAGAAGAGTGGAATAATTTAAAAACTTGCCCATCTTGTTTTGAACCAAAAGCTCCACAAATTGATCCAAGACCAGTAGTAGTTGACCCAGAGGCTTTATATAAACCAAGACCAAATAACGACAAAGAGGTAGGGGAGGGGTTTGTTGTAATATCAGACGCTAATAACTTTACTGGAACAAGTATAAATTCTTTGTCGATGAATCCATCAATTTTAGGAACAAACTTCGTTACTCCTAAAATGACAGGTAGTGTTGGAACAGTTACAATTACAACATGACTTATACTCAATTATTAACGCTCATCAAAAGTTATCTTGATTACGACGAGACAACTTTTAATGACACTATTCCTGATTTTATTAAAAATGCAGAAGATAGAATATTTAATTTAGTACAAGAAGATTTCTTTAGGAAAAACGTAACAGGTAGTCTTACGACAGGTAATAGATTTTTGACTTGTCCAAATGATTTTATTCTAAGTTTTTCGTTAGCAGTTATTGATAGTTCTAGTGACTATCGTTTTCTGGACAAGAAACACCCCAGTTTTATGCAAGAGTTTACTCCTGATATTACTGATACCAGCCTGAGAGGGCTGCCTTTGTATTACGCTGACTTTGATAAGGAATACAGCACTTCTGGAAGTTCTGGAACCACGATCGTTGTCGCGCCTTTACCAGATGCAAATTACACTGTGGAATTGCATTATCTTTACAGACCAAACAGTTTAGTTACTGATACCAGTGGCACTTGGCTTTCTAATAACGCCAGAGATGCTCTGCTTTATGCCTCTTTAGTTGAAGGCTATACATTTATGAAGGGTGAACCAGATCTACTAGCAACTTACGAAAACAGATTCCAACAAGAAATCGCAAGATTGAAAAATAGAGCTGAAGCAAGAGGAAGACGCGACGAGTATCGCTATGACTCTCTTCGGACAAATGTAAGTTAAAAGGAGAAAGTATGAAGCCTATCAAGAAACTTGAGGGCAAGACTGTAGCTATAGTAGGTATGGGACGTAGTTGGTTTGACTACAATCTTGCTAAATCACATGGAGTTCATTTTGACGAAGTCTGGGCAATAAACGCTGTAGCAGACGTTATATTCCATGATCGTATATTTATGTTAGACCCAGCCAGTCGTTTTTTTGACAGCGATGATGCAGGCGGTCAAACAAATTCAATGAAGAAACTACTTAAAACACATGAAGGACCAATATATACATGTGAGTTAGATGACAGGGCAAAAGGCTTAGTTTTATATCCTATAGAGGAAATAGTAAGAGATTTAAACTGCTACTACCTTAACAATACAGTAGCTTACGCTATAGCTTTTGCTCTATGGAATAAAGTAGGCTGCATTAAAATGTTTGGTGTTGATTTTACCTATACTGGTAATTTGTATTTTGCAGAATCAGGCAGGGGGTGTGTAGAGTATTGGCTTTCAAAATGTCAAAATGAAGGTATTAGAATTGAAGTTGCCAATTCTTCTACTTTACTGGATACATCTATACCTGTAGAGGATAAATTATATGGATATCATCGTTTAGATGATCCTAAGATAATCGTACATGATGAAGAAAACAAATTACGTGTTTTCAATAAAAGCCAAATAGAAGGCAGACCCGCAGATGTACAAAAACCAATGCTTATGGACAGGTATGATACTCATCTCAAAGAGGTGAAAGCTGGAGATCCAAAAGTATGGTAGATGAAGTAACTCCAGCAGGTATGCCAGGATTAGGCCTTATAGAAGCTAAAACAAGTAATTATGGAGGTCATC